CAGGATTGAATGAAGAAACTTGTGGAGTAAAAGGAATCTGGTTTGAAGTTTATATATATCCAAAGGATTTATATCAACAGCTCCTTCTGCAATACCAATAAAGCAAAAATTATCAAGCCTAACTCTTGATGATCTATAATCCTACTCAAGTCTCTCTTCTCAAACTTCTCTCTCATTCAAGCAATGAGACAGTAGAACGCTGTCCAAGGAAGTATGAACTATATCGCTTGAGTGGTAAAGGAGGAGAGAAAGAAGATAATGAGGACCTGAGTTTTGGAAAGATTGTAGGAATAGGAGTACAAAGCATATTTATGAAAGAAAGCAAGGAAGTTGCAATCTGGAAGATGTTCCTTGCTTGGAAGCGAGATTTGTTTGATGAAGAAGGAAACTTAAGCGTAAAGACTTTCTGGTGGGCAATGTATGCGTTTGAGAAATTCCTTCCTCATTTTGCACAGTTGAGTGTTAACTATGAACTCGTATATGTAGATGGCAAGCCGGCGGTTGAACTTGGCTTCCGAGTATTCTGTCTTAATGAGTTTAAAGTAAGAGGCTTCATTGATCTTGTTCTAAGGGATAAGAGAGATGGAAAGCTTCTAGTCTTCGAACTTAAGACAACAAGATTTACAAATGTACATCCTGCAATGTATAAGAATTCAGGACAAGCTCTGGGTTACAGTCTGATTCTGGATTATGTAAGTCAGAAGCTAGGATTGCACTTGAGAGTAACTTTAAGGTTTTGTATTACGTATATAAGACTTCAGTCTGTGAGTATGAAGCCTTCCCATTTCCTAAAAACCATCTTCAGCGAGCTGTGTGATTAAAAGTATTATGCAAAAAGACAGAACAAATCAGTAAGTATATCGAAGATGGAATCTTTCCCATGCACGGATGGAATTGCTTTAGCTTCTCTCGTCCGTGTCAATTCTTTGACATATGTGAAATGAATACAGAATTACTTGTAGAGAAGAATCCGAAAGTAAGAGAAGAAAAAGATTCAGACTTTAGTTTTAACATAAGTCTTATTGATCTCGTTGACTCTCAGCTTGCGAACATCACTAGGAGAATACAAATGAAAGTTGCAATCATTTCTACAATCATTGAAATTGCTGAAATAGATGAAACAAATATGCCTGGAGAAACAGAAGGAGAAAAGTTACAAAATTTAAAAGAAGAAGCACAGTCTGATTTACACAATATGATTGAAGATGAGAAACAATTCCTGAAGTTTCTTGTGTTGTGTATAAACTTCCTACATGAAACTCTCCGAAGTCGCACAGCGGCAGGCACAACATCTTATTGTCTTTGGAGATCCCAAAGTAGGGAAGTCTGAGCTTGTAGGAGAACTTACTAAGTACTTCAATCTCTTCTGGTTCTCTCTTGATGGAGGCCATTCAGTACTTTATAAACTTCCTGCGGCTCAGCAAGAAAAGATTCGACTTATAGTGCTTCCTGATACTGGAGATTATCCAATAGCAGCAGAACCTGCCGTAAGGTAATGAAGCCTGGAGCTTATCAAGTCTGCCTTCAGCACGGTAAAGTTTCCTGTTTTCTTTGTCTTAAAGAGAAGAATCCAATTGAAGAAATCAATCTTCATGCTCTTGATCTCGATTGGATAATTGTCTGGGATAATCTATCTCAGCTTGGAGATAGTATCATGAATCATCTGACAAAAGATAAAGAAGATACATTCAAACCCGGTTGGGACGAATACATGCCACAAGGACAACTATTAACAAAATTCCTTAGTGGCATTCAGCATTCTCCTCAGAATCACATCTGTATTGCACACACAATAGAGCAGAACTAGAAGATGGAAAGCTTAAAGTCTTTCCGCTTTGCGGAACAAGAAACTACTCAAGAGGAGTAGGAAAGTATTTCGATCATATAGTTCATGTAGATGTAAGAAACAAGAAACATACCTTTGGTTCTGCAACAACATATCTTCTGAATATAAGTACAGGAAGTAGAACAAATGTAAAAGTAGAAGATATGAAGCCGGAAGAAGTAAGTTTGAAGCCTTTTCGATATACAAAAGAAGTCTGCACTTGCAATTCTCACTGAAGTCAAAGGCTTCAAACTTACTTCTTCCGGCTTCATATCTTCTACTTTTACATTTGTTCTACTTCCTGTACTTATATTCAGAAGATATGTTGTTGCAGACCAAAGGTATGTTTCTTGTTTCTTACATCTACATGAACTATATGATCGAAATACTTTCCTACTCCTCTTGAGTAGTTTCTTGTTCCGCAAAGCGGAAAGACTTTAAGCTTTCCATCTTCTAGTTCTGCTTCTATTGTGTGTGCAATACAGATGTGATTCTGAGGAGAATGCTGAATGCCACTAAGGAATTTGTTAATAGTTGTCCTTGTGGCATGTATTCGTCCCAACCGGGTTTGAATGTATCTTCTTTATCTTTTGTCAGATGATTCATGATACTATCTCCAAGCTGAGATAGATTATCCCAGACAATTATCCAATCGAGATCAAGAGCATGAAGATTGATTTCTTCAATTGGATTCTTCTCTTTAAGACAAAGAAAACAGGAAACTTTACCGTGCTGAAGGCAGACTTGATAAGCTCCAGGCTTCATTACCTTACGGCAGGTTTCTGCTGCTATTGGATAATCTCCAGTATCAGGAAGCACTATAAGTCGAATCTTTTCTTGCTGAGCCGCAGGAAGTTTATAAAGTACTGAATGGCCTCCATCAAGAGAGAACCAGAAGAGATTGAAGTACTTAGTAAGTTCTCCTACAAGCTCAGACTTCCCTACTTTGGGATCTCCAAAGACATAAGATGTTGTGCCTGCCGCTGTGCGACTTCGGAGAGTTTCATGTAGGAAGTTTATACACAACACAAGAAACTTCAGGAATTGTTTCTCCATCTTCAATCATATTGTGTAAATCAGACTGTGCTTCTTCTTTTAATTTTGTAACTTTTCTCCTTCTGTTTCTCCAGGCATATTTGTTTCATCTATTTCAGCAATTTCAATGATTGTAGAAATGATTGCAACTTTCATTTGTATTCTCCTAGTGATGTTTCGCAAGCTGAGAGTCAACGAGATCAATAAGACTTATGTTAAACTAAAGTCTGAATCTTTTTCTTCTCTTACTTTCGGATTCTTCTCTACAAGTAATTCTGTATTCATTTCACATATGTCAAAGATTGACACGGACGAGAGAAGCTAAAGCATTCCATCCGTGCATGGGAAAGATTCCATCTTCGATATACTTACTGATTTGTTCTGTCTTTTGCATAATACTTTAATCCACACAGCTCGCTGAAGATGGTTTTAGGAAATGGGAAGGCTTCATACTCACAGACTGAAGTCTTATATACGTAATACAAAACCTTAAAGTTACTCTCAAGTGCAATCCCTAGCTTCTGACTTACATATCCAGAATCAGACTGTAACCCAGAGCTTGTCCTGAATTCTATACATGCAGGATGTACATTTGTAAATCTTTTGTCTAAGTTCGAAGACTAGAAGCTTTCCATCTCTCTTATCCCTTAGAACAAGATCAATGAAGCCTCTTACTTTAAACTCATTAAGACAGAATACTCGGAAGCCAAGTTCAACCGCCGGCTTGCCATCTACATATACGAGTTCATAGTTAACACTCAACTGTGCAAATGAGGAAGGAATTTCTCAAACGCATACATTGCCCACCAGAAAGTCTTACGCTTAAAGTTTCCTTCTTCATCAAACAAATCTCGCTTCCAAGCAAGGAACATCTTCCAGATTGCAACTTCCTTGCTTTCTTTCATAAATATGCTTTGTACTCCTATTCCTACAATCTTTCCAAAACTCAGGTCCTCATTATCTTTTTCTCTCCTCCTTTACCACTCAAGCGATATAGTTCATACTTCCTTGGACAGCGTTCTACTGTCTCATTGCTTGAATGAGAGAGAAGTTTGAGAAGAGAGACTTGAGTAGGATTATAGATCATCAAGAGTTAGGCTTGATAATTTTTGCTTTATTGGTATGCAGAAGGAGCTTGTTGATATAAATCCTTTGGATATATATAAACTTCAAACCAGATTCCTTTTACTCCACAAGTTTCTTCATTCATCCTG